AGAGTGATTCGTTTCTGCTGAATCAGGCAATCCGTCGCCCAACCTAGGGGTACCAATGTCGGGAGCCGACGATTCATCGCTCTTAGTCAAGTCGTTGATTTGACCTTGAATTCTATTTTTTAGCCAGTCATCCCAAATAGCCATTTTATGCCCCTTTACTTAAATTATACCAATGGAATGGTTATAAGGTCCAGATAAAAGACCCACCAGAGTTAGAAGTATCTTCTTCTTGCCCATCGAGGTCTGCTTTAGTACCAACTTTACCTAATTTTGAAACATCTTCAACGTTGTCGTTTACTGGGATACCATTGGCATTAGCGTAATCTAGAGCGCCGGGGGTCCTTGTATAGAAACCGTCTCTATTCATTATACTCTGCTGATTATCGTAATCTAGCCCAGAGCCTAGTACCATTTGTGACTTACCGAATAATAGAGTCATTGGATAGCGCAAAGCATCTAGCCAGTGATCGTATTCTTTGGCTGGTTCATCTGTAACAAAGCCCGCGGCATCCAGTTTATAGTGATAAAGTTGAAATTCTTGAATAATATGGCCACAAGTCTCTTTGGCAAAGAAAATTTTAGAATCTAGAGAGCCTGGGATTTTAAGCCACTTCTTAATGACTTGAACACCGGTATTGATTTGCCCCTTATCTGGTTGATTAGCTACCGGTAATCCAGTTTTCTTCATTTCTTGGATCGCGCCTTGATCTGCCGCATCCGGCACATATAGTTGACAACGATACATATTGTGGTACTTAGTCCTAATATGATGAATCCAGGTGGGCTGGCTTATATAAGTCATGCCATCACAGCGAACCACATAGATATTCTCACGGGCGTCTACAAAAAAGAATACCACAGTATTGGGTGAACTGAAGCCCCAGTCTATTCCAGCATAGCAAGGAAGATTGAGTTCGTGGCACTTCTTAACAAACATATCGTGTGTACATTCCCCTGGGAATTCTCTACCAGTAAGGATATACCACATTTGGTTCCAAACTTTGACGTGAATTCTTTCCTCAAACTCACGAAAAATAATACCTTCTACAGAGGGTTTTAGATTCATAAGTTGAGCTAAAGCCCAGTCAGCGCCTTCTGCTCTTACTTTTTGAATCATCTCATCTAGGGGTTTTAGCATTGGGGAGGTAGAGATTTGCTTCTTTGCATCTGTAAGACAGATAGAAAATAGAGGACACTTAGCGCAACCTTCCAATGCTTTATACTGGATAAATTCTTTTTGTTTGCTTTTTTCTCGCTTACCATATTCAACTTCAGTAAGAACTTCCATTTTTTCTTGGTTAACATAGAGATTAATCTCTTTTGTTCCCGATCTTTCATCTGTACATCTTTCTGAAAATTCAAGCGCCGTCCAGCGCCTTACTGTTCTGCCCTCTTCAAGAGCATTTTCTATTTGTCTATTCATTAAGCCATATCTAGATTTTCTAGTTGAAATACCAACTCTAAGTGCTTTTTTACCACCCTTAGAGTCGAGCATTCCAGAAATTTCTTTAAAAGCCTTAACACCTTCACCAGAGACTGTATCGATCTCATCTACTACAACTAGGGGAACGTGCGGGCCGTTGCACGCTTTCAAGGTACACGGCAACACTTCTAGCGTGATTTTCTCCCCATTCAGATTGAACATTGATTTAGACATGTTCAATTTTTCTGCTATACGCTGATCTTCTGGTATGTCTTGGGGCATGACTAGAGGCTTTAACTTCTTGTTATATAAGAAGTTCTTTTGATATGCATAACATCGCTCAGCCTGATTTTGAATGGCACCAACATGTACAACATCACGATGGTCATGTATTAAGACCATAAGTTCGGCTATAGCCATACCGAGCGTCTTTCCAGATCCTCGACCAGCTACAAACAACAGTTCTTGTATTTTATCTGGATTGTTCTTATTTACACAAATGTCATATACTTCCCAGATCACATTAAGAGGATTGGTATCTGAGTACCTAGATACGGTGACATCAGGCAACTCAAGAAATAAGAAGTATTTAATCCAAGCTTTTAATTCAGTGCGTGTCTTACACGGTCTTAATAAGAGCTTAGTTTCTTGTTCTCTAGTGAGCTTAGTTTTGGCTTTTACTATCTTACTCATGCGCCGCATCTATAATTGAAATATCATCATCATCTTGATCTTTTTGTAGTCTTGCTTTGGCAGATAATAGCTGTCTTTCTGGGACTGGCGTTAATGCGTCGAACATCGGTGACTTAGACGTAGCCTTGGTACCTGTTTGAGTTGCACCAGATACTATTTTAAGCAGAGTTTCACTTACATCTTTGTATTCTTTGATATTAGAAATACGAAGATCTGGTTTAGGGTTATTAATCGGATCTTGGATATATTTCACCATGACGGCTAAGTGCTCTGCATTACTGACTGCTAGCATAGATGTAAGAAAATCCACCTGTTCTAATACAGACTTTACAACTTTAGCTCGTACCCTATCTTGCAAGGTGTGCATTGCTTTATCACGGTCTATATGCCAGCATCTTAGAGCTGCTGTTAATAGAATTTGACCTAGTGGATGCTGGGGGAACTGTTGGGCAATCTTAGACAATGAGTCGCCAAGTAAAAAGAGTTCAAATAACTTAGCGGCTTCTAGTGGCTTTAATGCGCCCGCTGTTTTATGCTTTCTTAAATAGCGAGAAGCTAGCTTAATCTCTTCTTCAGTTAAACCGTGCTTTTCATCAGTTGTTAGTTGGGTTTTTAATGCCATGATATATCTCCATGGCCGGATTATACCTAATTGCTGCAATTGTTTGCCTGATACGTACCTCAGATATGCCATGCGAAATCGCTATGAATTCTATAGTAGAACCTAGCATTAGACTGCAAACTATTTGCTTTTCAAAGTCGGTGAGTGTGACTAAGAATTCTTCAAATTCAGTGGATGTGGGGCTATTTATTAGCTGCCAAGCCGCGTGTCGTAAATTAATCTCTTCAGAGTACTCAGCGGATATTTTTTCTAGGTGAGCGGAAAATGATTCTACTGGATTGCCACTTAAATAGTGCACCCATAAATCCTGTCGTAAATCTTCATCTATTGTCAGATAATTGATCAAGTGACCATTCATCTTTACCGTCTTCACCAGCTGCTCCTACAAATTTCTCAAAATCTAAAATCTCTGTTTTAGAAGTCCACTTTGAGCCGCAGTAATCTTTGATAAATTTCATCAATATACCATTAAGGTTCAGGTTGCCTTCTTTTTTCAGGATGCGCTGAAATCGCCAAAGACTAATTAAGTCTTTTTTTGTAGATAACTCATTGTATTTGCTAATCTTAGCCAATAGTGCCCTAGGCACAAATATTTGGTAAGAAACAACTTTAGCATCTACGTCTATGTTAACTTCTACTGCCTGTACGTCTTTATGTACGATACTGCCGCAGAAAAATAACTGGTTTTTTGCTGAATCGCTCATTAGGCCGTTGTTTATCAACCAGCGTTCTTGATCTAAATATTCAGCCATCGCCTTGCTATCCATAGAAACTCCTGAGTCTCACTTAGTTATTATACCAGATGAAATTGTTGTGTTAACTATCTATTTTGCTTAATAATTCCATAGATTTAGTATGTAAATTAACCCGATCTAATGCACCTGAATACACAGTATCTATATACTCTTTAATAATAGAGTCCATGGATACGGCCTTAATTACTGTTAATTTCTTTTCTTTATCTGTAAAATTAGTTCTAATTTTCACATCTGCAGTGGCCATTATACTAATAGTACTTTTTGCAGAGAGATAGGCAGTTATCTCTGCCTTAGGACCTGTTATATCTAACACCCAGTGGTCTTTCGTATTTTTAAGCAACTCACGAATCTCAACGTCCATATCTTGGCACGAATAGATTTTTGAGAGTTCAAACTTAGCACCACGCCAAGTTGGCATAGGGGATTGGATGAATTTTTCACGAAAAGTTTTTGTATCAAATAGAATCAAACCCTTTATTTGATTTATATCATTAACACTTTGAGCGAATGGCGAACCTGCATAGATCACCTTACCCAATACTTGCTTCTTATGAATATGACCAGATATGATGATGTCTGCAGATACTGTCTCAGGATCTACGCCATCGAGGGTGGTTATATCGCCATAATCGGCACCTTTAAAAGTTTGATGTGCAACGCAAATTTGTTTTGTTATCTTAGGGAAAGTATCTGGATTGTGTTGATATGGGACAAATGTCATGCCAAACAGGTCCTGGATTGAATCTATCACATGAAAACCTTTGATCTTGCCCTTTAGGTGCCTTATTGCATGATATGTAGTATCGCTGGGTTTCCATTGATCGTGATTCCCAAGTAAATAGACATATTCAGAGGTTTTAAGGCACTCTTCTACATGTTTCATAAACTCAGTGAGTATCTCAGATCTAACAACACCATGTGTATCAAACGTATCGCCTAAGTTAACTATAATATCGGGCTTTTCTAGTGCAACTATAGAATTAGTCCATGCTAAGAATTGCTTTGCAAGTTCAAAGCGATTGATTTTGAGATGGGGATCTCCAATCCAAAGGACATTCATTGGCGGACCTCATTATGGATTTTAATATACTCAACTAACTTTTGTGCTGCTTCTATATTTTCTTTTATAAAACCTAAAGTGCTATTACACTGACGGCATAATAGTGCCCTAATTTTACCTGTTTTATGACAATGGTCTACACATAGAGCCTTAGTAAGCTCAGATTGATTAATATTACATATAGCACATGATTCTTGTTGGCTTTTTAACATTACTTGATATTGTTCTATAGTGATACCGTAACTAAACTTTAGTGCACTATTCTTAATACTTTTAGGGTTATTGGTAATGTATTTCTGTTTATTACTTTTTACAGAGTCTTTTTTGTCGGTTCTATGTTTGCGCTCGTGCTCAACATGAGCCTCTTTATTAGAGGCATTCCAGATTTTGGCTTTTCTTATATCACAATTGGCGCATATAGCTCGATGACCACCTTTACTATTCTTATCCTTATAGAATAGAGTAAGCGGTTTATCCTCACTGCATTTAGAGCATTTTTTCATACTGTCTCTAAGATCACTTTCTTAATCTCTTCTATACTTACTGGCTTCATATCCCAAACATCCACGCCGACATTGATCATTTTATCTCTTATTTTCCAACGCTCATGAACGTGGCCACATAAAAGCCACCTACCATCATTAAGTGGTCTCCACTTAGCATATTTATCATGATGATCTTCTGGAGGGAAGTCGTTGCTATCTCCAGCAATAGGGTGATGACACATGTTCACAGTAGCTACACCTGGGATGTCTAGAGTAGTTTGTTCTGGCAATACAATCCAACCATGGTCTTCATACTTCTTAATCCACTTGTCTCTATTTTCTGTGCTTCTGCTTTTCTTATTATACGAATGGCAGAAATCGTGGTTACCGGGCACAAGGTACTTAGTGCCATTGAGCCTATATGAATACAGTTCAATAGGCCTAAATGCCATCGAAAAGTCACCCAAATAGTAAACTGTGTCTTCAGGTTTTACAGTTTCGTTCCATTTTGCAGCAAGATCTTCATTCATGTCTGTTACGGAGGCG